TATCACTAGATATGTAATATTCAGCCCAGTCATATTCTAAATCAATTTTTATATTTGTTAATGCATCAGAAGCATATTGTAGTTGGGATGGTGATATTTTTTTGATCATTGGATTATAAATTCTCCATGTATCAACTACGGAACCTTCTGGATCTAAAGTTCTAATATTTATATTTCCAAAATCATTTATTAGATTTTTCTTTGATAAATTCTTGAAATTAGTAGAAACAATATTGGTTGGGTATGTATATGCCGTTGATTGAGTTTTTTGTAAAAGATTTCCTAAAACAGAACCAAGGATTCTTTCATCAAATGACTCAATAACTGTAAATGAGATTGGTTCCCATTTTAGTTTATTTGGAAATTTTACAGAGTACCCAAGATAATCATATTCTTTATGATCAACAGAAACTGCTGGTCTTGTAACATCAGTTATAAAAGCAATATTTAGACCAGATACCTCAAGTATAAATCTAAATGATTGTTGTGCGCTTTTGAAGGCATATTCTGGAATCAAAGGCGCGTTCAAGTTATTACCGAACAAACTGGCAATAACTTTTGATGCTTTTATATCAGCCATATATTATTAGCCTATTGTTTGAGTATTGATACCACCAAGACCAAAGCTTTGATAATCTACCCAATCACAAGAAACCGTAACTTTTATATTCTTTAGGGCGTCAGCATCATAATCAAAGTTACCAAAATCAATGTTCTTTACGAAAGAGTTTTGAAGTGTCCATGCTTCGATTTCAGAACCATTGGAATCTATTGTTTTGATTCTCATACCTTGAATTTGATTATTTGGTCCAATAAAGTTTTTCTTGATTGTTTTCAAATAATATGTTGCGCTTGATGGATCATTTATATCAAAGCTACTTGGAAATACATATCCTGAATCTTTCAAGTGTCTAATAAATAAATCAGCAGCATTGAGATCGATTGGATCAACGAGTGTAAACATTGAATCGTCCCAAGTTAGCTTGCCTGGAAACTTGAATGTGTGAGATAAGAAGGTATGCTTTGCTTCGCTGCCAATAGTTGGTTTTGGAATAGTAACATCTTTTATAAAATATACGTTGATGTTTTGTAATTCCAAAACGAACTTATGAGATCTTTTTGGCTCAAAGCCAGTTGTCCAAGGTAGTTGTGGTCCAGCCATAAAATTTTCTCCCTATCTTACAAATAAGTAGTTAGTATCTAGTTTTTTTAGTCCTCGAAAGAAGCACCAGTATTTGTAATGATGAAATCTAGTGCTATAAATTCAATTGCTCTAGCTGGCTTCAAGAAGACCTTGGCATAGAGAATGTTTTGATCGATTAGATCTGGTGTTGTAGTTGTTGAATCCAAAACGAATTTGTAATCAACCAAGCCAAATCTAGCCTTTACATCAGCCAAGAATGGTTCAGCTTGACCAGTGAACTTATTCCAAGTATCTTGGACATTTTGTTCAAACAATGTCGTAGCAGCAATTTGTGAAATACCGCTCTTGACATAAATCAACAATCTACGAACGTTGATTCTATCTAGAGCAGATCTTTCAACTTGTAGTGTCTTTTGTCCAAAGATTACAATGCCTTCATTTGGGAATGAAGCGATTGGGTTGATATTGACATTATAAAGATTGTCTCTATCACCTTGGAATAGTTTGACGGCAGTATTTAGAACTGGTAGACCAGCAACGCCGCTTGACAAACCGCCACGGTTGAAGCCTGCTGGAGCAAACCAAGGAGCTTGTACTGCGTCAGTATAAGCCATGGCACCTAGAGCAACAACTGATGGAGGAACCCATACGTTTGTACCGTTTACATTATCACGAATTTGAACCCAAGGATAGTAGGCACAAGCATAGCTGCTATTGAAAGCGCGACCTTTCCAAGTAGCAACAGCGGTGTTTACATCACCTAAAGTTTTGTCACCTCCGCCATACTTGTATTCAGCAGGCGGATTGTAGCTATCGGGCGTGTCAAGAACTACCAATGCATCTGCTCTTTCTTCAGTTTGTGTAATCAATCTATTTTGCAACGTCTCATCAATCAAGCCTGGAACTGAAACAACATTATATTGTGCAATTTCAGGATTGGCTATTGTATCAATAGCTCTTAGGTATGAGAAGTTTTCATAGCTAGTTACTGGATCGGCACCAATTGCACCATCTCTCAATGGATCAGATTCTTTTATATCAAATCCATCTGTACCACCGTAGAATAGAGAGGTTAGTTTGTTAGCACCAAGAACTAGAGGAGCCTTATAAGTGCCTTGAACTGTTGAATCTTGTGGGAAGTTGGTTGGCAATGTACCAGTGGCGGTCAATGACAAACCAGCTTGTCTTGCTCCTTGGTCATAAACTAATGGAGAAGCGAATGGGTTGATAGAAGTACTACTGGTTGTTTGGTATCTAACATTATCTAGTGTAATTATGTTAGAGTATTCAGTTGAATCAGTTGACTCATCATAGTTTTCTATGTTCAATGGCTTGATTCTCAAGGCATCTCTAACTGCTGGAATGAATACTTCACCAGCATCTTGAGTTGGTTGAGCACCCCAATATGCTTGTAGTGGTGAATTCAAATTAGCTGTAGTTGTTCTAAATGGAACACTTGGGAATGAAAGTTTGTATCCGGTAGGATTTACAGAAGCTGAAATCAAGATACCATTTGCTTGATACCCCTTGACAATAAATCCATTTGGCGCGGAAGCTGAAGTAGCATTGAATGTCTTCAATCTGCTTGGTAAAGTAAGACCGAATGGAACATAATCTGCTGTACCTTCATCAATGCCTTCTGCAAATTCGACTCTTATATATCTTGAATTATTTAGATATGAACCATATTCAATCAATCTTGAGTTTGTCTCATCATAATCAGTGTACTTATCACCGATCTTAGCAGCAATAAACGTATCAGAATTGGCATTTAGTGTACAACCAGAAAATGATTCAACAACTTTTACTGTTTTATCAGAATCATTTAGAAGGCGTAATTGAACATCAAATGTTGCATAAGGATCAACGTCTTCATTTATTGGAGGACGAATGTTTACAAGCGAAACCTTGAGGTTATTTTGTAGCCATTCACCAGTATTTAGACCAACAAATCTAAATAATTTTTTGACTCTACCGGCTGTAAAGAATGAGCTAGTTACTGTTCCATCTGAACCAGTTACAGCAAATGAAGCGGTATCTTGGCTTGTATCTTGGCTAATAAACCAACCAGATCTTGGAACTGAAGCGGCTTGATTCATGGCACCAATTCTTCTATCTGAAAAATCATTAGAGCCTTGCTTCAAGCCAGCAATAAAACCATAAAACTGTGATCCAGTAGCAGCAGATGCAGTGAAGAAATAAGGATCTAGTGTTGTAGAATTATTTCTGAATAAGTTATTTTCAAATGTTTCACCTAAGAAATATTTTTCTTGACCTTCACCTGAGTCACGCCCTATTAGTGTTGGATCAGTATTGAACATCTTTCTAATGAAGTTGTTCTTTGTTCTATCCATTGAGAAAGTAAATTTACCGGATGGACCTGTTGGTGAGAATACAACAGTAAAGTTACCATCAGCGTCAGATTTGATTAGTGTTGATGTTCCTGTTATTGCTGTATTTGTTGTGCCTGCTAAAGTTCCAGATAGAACTGGAACGAAATCACCTGTCTTAGTTGTATACCACACAGCAGCAAGAGAGCCAGTAAACGTTTGAGAAGCTAATGTGCCGCTTGGCATAATAAATAAACCATAAGCACCGCCACCACTGACTTCAAGGACTGTATCCATCTTCCAGCCAGCTAAACCACCGTTATCGACAGTTGCATTTTCTGAATCAGCGCCGAGCAATCTAACGTATGTAAGCGCATCGCCGTTTGTCAACCAAGATTGAGCCGCATAAGTACCATACATAGGAGAAGTTTTATTGCCTTCTCTCCAAACATCACCGCCAACACCGCCTGGAACTGGATTACCAAATGTATTGACAAATTCAGCAAAAGAAGTAACAGTTACTGGTGTAAAAGCTGGACCTCTTTCTGCTCTACCAATAATAACAGGACCGATTGGGGCGGGTGGATTTGGTATTCTTGAACGATCAATTTCTTGAGTTACAATACCTGGGGAAACGAAACGATAGTTTTTTGCTGACAACGCCATATTATATAATCTCCTATGCGAAGCTTATTACTTCTATAAATAGTTTAGAAATAATCTAAATGCTTATGGTCTAAAAGATTTATTCGGCTTGCTTGCAAGTTCGTTTTCTTCTCCAAGAATAACTCTTTCTCTTGGAAAACGAACAACAACAGCGTTTTCTCTTAGAACATTTGTTGGAGTTTGTTGATTTTCTCCATTTGATGTTGTATATCCCAACACTCTGAATGTAAATTTAGCATCATATTTCTTCTCTTCTGTTGATTGATTAGAAGAATTTGATTTATATTCATTCTCGTAGTTCATAAACGTCTCATAATTGAAACCTTCATGTTGAATAGTAAAATAATTCCATCCTCCAGCATAATTGATAAAAGGTAGCATCATTTCATTGATTTGTTGTTGATATTGTGAACGAATTTTGACTTCATAATTCATTGACGCATATACTGGAAATGGAATAGAGATATATTGATAAACTACTTTATTTGATGGAACATTTCTGAATGTTTGTTGACCAAATATTCTTTGTGAATCTGCATTTTTGAAGTTTCTTGTTTTATTTTTATTTATCTGTCTCGCAATTGTTACGCTACCTTTTTTATAATCATTATAGGGAAATTTATTCCCTGGTAATGGTCTTTCTGATGGTTTGGTCTTGGAAGTAGAGGTTCTTTCAATAGAGATCAAGGGATATACTAGGGATTGAGAATCTAATTCTCTAATCTCCTTTTCGTTCTTTATATGAAACGCTCTTTCTGCTGTTATCCATATAATAGGAACTTTCTTGAATCCTTCATTTGTTGAAACTGAAACATTTAGAGTTTCATTTACAAAATTATAAAAAGCAAAATCAACTGTTTCTAAAGTTGATGAAGCAAGAACAGCCAATTTTTCATCATCACTAACTTGCATTGAAAGTCCCTTTTCTTGCTAGAATACATTTAGCAATAATATCGAATGGAGGTGTAGAATCACCATATAGAGTTGACTTTTGATCTAAAGAAACTATTTCATAATAATTGTTTTCGTAATATACAAAGTCGCCTTCTCTTACATATAAATCTTGATCTTCTGTCAATCTTCTTTGATGAAACTTTACAGTTATCTCTAATTTTCTATCAGGACCAAAATCAGTCATTTCTGTTATATTATTTGTATATTCAACCAGAGCATATACTCGGACTGGAGGTAAAAAGTTCTTTGTTATTGCTTCACCGTATAATGGATGATAATTTGTTGTTATTATATCCAATGGATAATAAAGGATCTGTTGACCAACAACTCTTTCAAGAACTTCGTCATTTACCTGTTTGACGAGATCTTTCTCTTTTTGCCCAGCAAACATTCTGGGTGGTCTAACTTCTGGTCTTGTCCATTTATTGTCTGACATATATTATTATCCTACAAATATGGAAAGCGGGGCTCCTGTAAGAGCTTTAGCTGCATTCTCAACAATCTTTGCATCTTGTTCAGCAATCTTGGCATATGTAAGTTCATCAAGAATCTTCATGAGTTCATCTCTTAGAGAAGCCTTCTCTTCTTTAGCTTGTGTAAGAAGATCAGATGAGTTTAGAGTTATCTTATCGCCTGGAATTGGAATAACACCAGTAAATTTACCTCTAACTTGTGCCAACATTTCTTTACAAATAGCGAGTGAATAACGACGAATCCAGTGTTTACCAATTGAGTTTATATTCTCATAAGGAATATTAGCAAAAGGTAAAGTATTCATGTTATTGATACCAGAAACACCGTCAGTTACGGTAGGATCTTCATCCCAACCATCTTGAGGAACATAGAACTCAATCCAAAACTTGGAAGGGCTAAATGTGTCTGGTGTTGGATATAATCTTAGCTTATTATTTCTTATATCATAAGAGTACTGAGAGATTCTTGTATTGATAGAATCTTCATACATTATTGCTTGAAGTTTATTTTGCCAAGTTGGAACAACTTCAAATGTCGTGTTATCAGAAAACATGCCATAATTTGATAAGTTACCAATAACGTTCAAAGCACCATAATATCCAAAGAATCTCCAAAAGTTTACTGCTGTCTTATAATATACCTTCGTAATGATTATTCTCTTGTTTCCTATGTCAATACTGGAGGAATACGAAGAAGAAATCAATGTTTGAAGGTCATATTCTTGTTGTTGATTAGTAATATTGAAAGAAGCTGTATATATGGTTATATCTCCACCAATTCCAATATTTGTAGAAATTCCTTTTGCAACTTTGCGTGGCATTTGAATTTGGAATGTTGGGAATTTCAATTCAACATGAGTATTAGCTAATTCAGCAGTTGTAACTTCACCCAATTGATCAAATGATGCGGTTGAATTTCCAAGTAAGCTTGGTAATGAATTCTTTGCTTGATGAAGGTTTATAAGATAAGAATATTCTAAAGTAGCTTCTTCATATGATGAAAAAACCATATCATTTTTTATTTCTATATCCAATATATCTCCACCAAGCCTTTGATAAACAAATGCTACTTGAGCGGCAGCACCGCTTATGAAAGAATCATTGGATGAATAAACTCCAAATGGGTAAGAAAAAGCAGCAGCATCTGCTGGTGTAGCAGAAGATGATAAAGCTGAAACGCTTGTATTACTTACTGGAGTTAGTATTGGTTTTGCAGACATATATAAACCCTCTAGGTAAATAGTTTTATATATCATAAAAACACAAAGCCCCCGCCGAGTTTCCCCGACGAGGGCTTTGCTATCTAACTACTAGGTATTAGCCCAATAGATCCTCTACGATAACTAGACCGTACATGTCGGGTCTAACCATCTTCTTAGCGTAACGAGTCATTACGCCCTTACGAGGAACGAAGTCCTCGAAACCAAAGATGGTGGGGGTAACTTGTAGAGGAACGTAGGGAGCGTAGACATAACCGCTTTCGAGGAATGCCTTACCTCTACGACCAACTAGAACAACGTTACGAACGAAGTATGGATCAACATAAACATCCCACTTCTTGCTCATTGAACCAACCTTGACTGCGCCTATTGAATTACCTTTTAGCTCTTCAGCAGAAACTGAAGCGCGGAAACCAGAGGTAAATTCAAGTAAGTTAGCAACTTCTGGAGAGCAAACTACGAAGTTTGCACCACCGCGAAGTGTCTTACGGTGAATACGAGCAGAAACGTCATTCATGGTTTCAACTAATGTCTCATACCATTCAGAAACGTTGCCGGTGAAGTCAGGAGGAGCAACTGCTGAAGTAACACTTGCACCTGTTTCACGATCAACGAACTTGCCAGGACGACGTGACCAGTAGAGTGTACCAGCGGTTGCGCCTTTGACTAGATCGTTTAGAATCTCTTGGTCGATTTCTAGAGCAATTTGCTCAGAAAGAATACCAGTCAATTCTACTTCGGCATCCAAGTTGTGGTAAGCATTTAGATCTTGAGCAAGCTCAGGAGTCCATTTTGCTTTCAACTTCTTGGTTGTAGCAGTTACAGCGACTGAATCAACTTTGATGTCAATCTCAGCAATTTCAACATTTTGACCAGATAAACCAGTATTTGTGAAAGTTGCTTCGCTTGAATTGCTGCTACCTGCACCTTCTAGGAACTCTTGCATTGTAAGAGCGCCTGCTGGTGAACCAGCAACTGAAGATACATCTCTGCGAGCATATGTTGACGATACTTGATCTTTGCTGGCAGCACCAACAGCCATTGTAGTAGCATTGGTGAAAACAAGATAAAGAGTTGCACCGTCAGAGCTTACTTGAGTCAATCTACGTTGTTGCTTGGCTGTAGCGGTAAGACCACTAGCTTGGAAGGCATTGTCTGCACTTGCCGAGGCAATAGCAATTGCTGGCAAATTATTCAAATCTACATTTGGTAGATCACTTGCTGCAAGAGAAGATATGGCAATCTTATCAGAAGTTGTTAGATCTGGATCATAAACAACTTTAGCAGCAACAGAAAGACCAGTACCAGTCAAAGAACCAGCATCAATAGCAGCAATTACTTCTGCAACTGTCTTGGCTCCATCAAGCCATGTGCCATCAACTGTACCAGGGGTTTTATTATCTACTGAACCAGTTGGTGAAGAATAACCACCATTTAGTGAGTAGAAGCTTTGTTCTGATTTTAGACCAGACAAATCAACACCACCAGTGATTTGTGAAGCAACAACGTTACCACCATAAACTGATTTACCAGCGGTAAAAGCGTTTTCGCCACCA